TTATCGGACGGGCATAGGCGCGTGGCCGGTGAACATGATCCGTCCACCAACGTGTAATTCGTCGATGCGATCCGCCGTAAACTCTTCCGGAGGATAACCAGCGGCCATGTTGTCAGAAGTAAGGTAGAGTTTGCCGTCTAGAGACCATCGGGCACGCTTAACAAGGGCCCGGTCCATCACGTTGAAATGGTAAATGCGCCCGTCATCGACTTCGGTTTTCGAGGCGTCGGCGATGAGCAGTGCGCCGTCCGGTATCGTCGGCCACATGGAGTCGCCGCGAGCTTCCAAGATGTAGCAGTAATCAGGGTTTGCGCCGAGGTTGCGAAGGAAGTCGCGAGCGAACGCCACTTCGCCGATCGGCATCTCATTTACGGGCACCAGTCCCCGGCCCGCGGAGGCTCGCGCGTCGAACCTCGGAAGCCGCACAACGTTGTCGGTCACCTCCGCTGGCGGATTCTTGCCAGAATCGCCCCGGCCGTCCTCGCCCATCAGCCAGGCGATGGAGACCCCCGTGGCTTGAGCGATCTCAATTACCGTTGATGCCTTAGGTTCGCTTTTTTCCGACACGTAGTCGGACAGCGTTCGCCTGCTCACGCCAGAAAGTTCGGCTTCCAGTTTATCCAAGCCACCAATCAATCCAGCGGCTTCGCGGATTCTTGCGCCTAAATCACTCATGCTTATTCGCAGATTTCTGCGTGACTAGCAGAAATCTGCTTGCCACATGGCAGAAAATTGCTATCCTCTCCATAAATACGGACCAAATCACCCATGAAAAGGGAGGCCGGCCAGGGCCTCCCTCATCACCACGAGGATCCACTATGCACCGGCCCCAGCAGGCGGACAAGAAGACCCGGAAGGCGATCGACAAGATTGCTGAGATGACAGCGATCAAAGGTCGGCTTTTTACCGCCGGCCTTTCTCTTCTCGATATCGATCGAACCTATCAGCTCCCGCGTGGAACGGCTGGAACGACGCTCCGGGAACCCAATGCGGCTGGGGAGAGGGCGATCGCTGCAGCTCTCGGTACAAGGCCACATCTGCTGTGGCGGTCGCGTTACCACGCCTCCGGTCTGCGGAAATCCCCTCAACCCCGCGAGAACTATGAGCGTCCCGCCACGATGGCACAACGCCAAAACGGCACGGCGGCATAGACATGCGCAACCCCTTCATTCCCTCACGCTCCCCGGTTTGCGAGCTTGCAAATCTGATCCTGATTTTCGGCGTGACGTTCGCGGGCTTGACGGCGGCGGCAGTTGCTCTGCTCGCGAGCGTGATGCCATGAGCTTGAATGTTTTCGACCAGAACGCGCTCTATCACGCGCATCTTCACGCCTGCTTTGCGGCAGTCCGGGAAGGCTTTCCGCACCTCGCGGTTGGCGAAATCGTTGACCCGCCGCACGACTGGTTTGACGCGGCGCTCGCGCGCCAGATCGTGATGCACCTCATGGTCACGGAACTGAAGTGGCCGAAGCGGCGCGTCGTCGAGGCCGAAAATCGTTCTCGCGAAGCGATCAACCGGGCGCTCCGCACGGTCGATGCGCGCCTCGGCAGTCTGCGCTTCTCCGCTCACTACAAGACGATGGCGCTACGCGCCCGCGCGCTCATCACCCTCCAAACGACAGCAGAAGAAGAAGTCGCATAATGGCCGAATTCAAACGCATCCTGATTTCAGACATCGTCATTCCGGAGCGGCTGCGCGCTGTTGAAGAAGAGCACGCGATCGCGATTGCTCAGAGCATCGTCGAGCATGGCCTGATCAACCCCATCACTGTTCGCAGCACGCCCAATGCGAAGGGCGGCAAATACACCCTTGTCGCAGGCGCCCATCGTATCCGGGCAGAACAGATCAATGAAGAGCCCGAAATCGACGCGATGATCGTCGAAGGTGACAAGGCCGAAGCCCAGCTCATTGAGATCACCGAGAACCTTTTTCGAAATGAGCTGTCGGTGCTGGACCGCGCCGTCTTCGTACAAACCTATCGTGATGTTTGGGAAGGCAAGTACGGGAAGGTTGAGGCGGGCCGACCCGGAAATCGCGCAAACCTTGCGCAATTACTGTCGGACGAGGCGGAAGCTGGAAGCTTTTCGAAGCACGTCGCGGATCGAATGGGTATCTCCCGGCGCGCCGTCGAATATCTGAACAAGATTGCACAGAACGTCCACCCCGATGTTCGCGCGGCAGTTCGCGGCACTCCAGTCGCCGATAATCAATCCGCCCTTCTGAAGATCGCCAAGATGGAACCGCAAAAGCAGCGCCAGGCAGCGATTGCCTTTCGGGCCGAGCCGGATCTGAAAAAGGCACTCGCGTTAGTCGAGCCTGCGCCGAAGCTCTCGAAGGCGCAGATCGAGCAGGCGACCCTGCTGTCTCGTCTCGTCACAGCCTGGGAAGACGCCAGTGAGGAGACCCGCAACCAGTTCCTCGCCCATATAGGCTTAGGCGATGAGCCGGACGTGCTGATGGCAGAAATCCGTAGCGAGGCCGGCGATGAGTAAACATCCCGCGCAGCTCGACTTCTTCCTGCAGCCGCTCTTTCCCGTTCGCCAGGCTGCTGTCACCATCGACATCGAGCGTTTCCGCGCAAGGCTGAAGCGGGCGATGGCGCAGGCGATCCGGGAATGCCCGCACAGCCGCGAAGTCGTCGCAGCTCGCATGGCGCAATATCTCGGCCTGCCGAACCTCTCCAAGACGACGCTCGACGCCTACACGGCGGAAAGCAAGGTCTCCCACGACATCAGCCTTGTCCGCTTCAAGGCATTCGTACGAGCGACGGGCGCTCTCTGGCTTTGGGATCTGATTGTCTCTGAGGATGGCCTGATCATGCTTGAGGGCGACGAAGCACGCCTGGCCGAAATCGCCCGGCTGCAACAGGAGCAGCGGGCGCTTGCCCAGGAGTTGAAGGCGCTCCGGTCCACTCCCATCAACATCAAGCGACGCGGACGATAAACGTGAAGCAGTTCTACACCATAGCCGAGTTGGTCGCTGCAAACCTGCCGGACCTTCCGCGCACGGAGAAAAGCCTCGACAACCTGGCCCGCGCGAAGTGGCGTGGGAACGAGGCGACGGCTCGGCGGGTGAAGGGCAAGACGAAGCCGGTATGGGAATATCACGTTTCACTTCTGCCGCAGGCGGCGCAAACGCGCTTGCTGATCGTCCATTCAGCTCCAGCAAACGACGACAAGGATCTGAAAGCGCAGGAGAAGAAGGCTCTCTGGCAGCGCTACGAAGCGTTGCCAGCGCATCAGAAAACGGTCTGTGAAACCCGTTTGAAGACTCTTCAACTGGCTGATGAGCTAGAGCGAGCCGGCATGTCCGCTAAGGCTGCGGTCCTCATGGCCTGCAACAAGGGCGGCGTCGAAAAGTCGGCGCTCTACGAGTGGCGCAGCAGGGTCGAGGGCATCGACCGCCAGGATTGGCTTGCTGCACTGGCGCCGAACTACACCAATGAACGGAGTCGCTCGGTCTGCCATCCAAAGGCGTGGGAATACCTGACGTCGGATTATCTGCGCGCCGAGGCGCCGAAGTTCTCCACCTGCTATCGCCGCATGATCAAGGTCGCCGAGAAGCAGGGATGGTCGCCGATACCGCATGAGCGGTCCCTTCGCCGCCGCCTCGATGCCGAGGTGTCCGCCGCAGTCCAGCAGCTCGCGCGCAAAGGCAAGGAAAGGTCAAAGGGGCTTTATCCGGCCCAGCGGCGAACGCGTTCGCACCTGCATGCCATGCAGATGGTCAACATGGACGGCCATAAGCTGGACGTCTTCGTGTCGGTGCCCTGGTCGGAACAGCCGGTTCGCATGTTCCTGCTCGGCATCCAGGACCTCTATTCCGGCAAGATCGTCGCATGGCGGATTTCCGACAGCGAAAACAAGGAAACGGTGCGTCTTGTCATCGGCGATATGGTCGAGCGCTTCGGCATTCCCGACCGTATTTACCTCGATAACGGCCGATCCTTCGCTTCGAAATGGATCTCGGGCGGTGCGGCGACCCGTTATCGCTTCAAGGTGCGAGAGGAAGATCCGGAAGGATTGCTCGTCACGCTCGGCATCGAGCCGCGCTGGACAAATCCCTATTCGGGCCAGTCGAAGCCGATCGAGCGCGCCTGGGGGGATTTGGCGGAGAATATCGCCAAGCACCCGTACTGCGCCGGCGCATACACCGGCAACAAGCCGGATGCCAAGCCTGAAAACTACGGAAGCCGCGCGGTTCCGCTTGAGGGGTTCCGCGCTCATGTTGCCCGCGAAATCGCCGAGCACAATGCCCTGGCCGGGCGCAAGTCGCAGACCTGCAAAGGCCGCAGCTTCGATGAGACGTTTCAGGCAAGCATCGACTCCGGAGCAATCGTGCGGTGGCCGACGGCGGCGCAACGTTCGCTTTGGCTCCTCGCGTCGGAAGTCATCCGGGCTCAAAAGGGCAGTGGGGAGATCCACTATCACGGCAACCGCTACTGGAGCCGGGAGCTGAACCAGTATGCCGGTCAGAAGGTGACGATCCGCTTCGACCCAGACAATCTGCACGGGTCGATCCGTGTCTACGATCTCAAGAATACCCTGATCTGCGAAGCGCCTTGCATCGCGGATGCCGGCTTTGACGATCAGGAGGCGGCTCGGCAGCACGCCCGCAAGCGCCGCGATTATCAGAAGGCAGTCGCCGCCGAGAAGGCCGCGACCGCAGCGCTCACTGCTGCCCAGCTCGCCGATCTTCTCTCCAAGGGCGAGCCCGCGACACCGCTGGCAGCGGAGCCGATCCGTCCGAAAGTAACACGCCTGTCGAGAGGCAATCTGGCGCTGAAGCAGCAGCCGGTGAGCGACGACGGCGCCTTCGAAGACAGTTTTTCGCGCGCCTTGTCCCGAGTGTCGGGCGAGCACGCGATCATCCAATTCCCGAAGGGGGATCGGTCGGGAGAGTAGTGCGTCCGACCGGAGTAGCAGAGCCGAAATGTAGTGCGTCCGGTTCCGACAAAAAAATTGGGCGGGGTTCAACCCCGCCCGCCAAATCAGCCCTCAAAGGGGCAAGACAAAGGAACCATAGTATGAACAAACACGTCGACACAAGTAGGATGACAGGCTGGGAACAGCCCGAACCCTCGATCGACTTTCTTTCCAAGCACGTCGACGACATCGACGACTGGCGGGCGATCCGCGAGCAGGTCGCGGAGTTGGCGATCGCCAATTCTTGGAGCAAGGCGGAAGTCACCCGCCGCAGCGCCATGAAGGAGGGTACCTTCAGCCAGTGGTTCTCCGGAACCTATCTCGGCCGCCTCGAAAACATGAACCGGCAAATGCGCCAGTGGGTGGATGCGGTCGTAGAAGCCGCCGGTATGCCTGCCATTCCGACGTCGCCGGCATTCGTGAAAACCCGCATCGCATCGGAAATTGCCCAGACGCTCCAATGGGCGCAAATGACGGCCGATCTCGTGATGATTACGGTCGGAGCCGGCTTCGGCAAGACAGCCACCTGCCGGCACTATCGAGCCACGCATCCGCATGTCTTCCATGCGACCGTAAGCCCCCATACTCGCACGGTTCACGGTATGCTGGTCGAACTGGCGGCGGAGCTGGAGGTTCACGAGAACAATCCCGCCAAGCTGACGCGCGCGATCGGTGCCAGGCTTCAACGCATCGGCGGCGGCTCGCTCCTGATCATCGACGAAGCACAGAACCTCGTCGACGACGCGATCAACCAGCTCCGCCATTTCTCCGACATCTACCAGTGCGGCATCGCGCTCGTCGGCAACGAAGAGGTCTATTCTCGCTTTGCCAAGCAGGCGGCGGGAAAATCCTATGCCCAGCTGAAACGCCGTATCGGCAAACACCTGAAGCGCCAGAAGCCCTATGCCGAAGATGTCGCCGCCTACATCAGGGCATGGGATGTGACCGATCTGGACAGCGTCAAGCTGCTGACAGGGATCGGCATGAAGGGAGGGGCGCTCGGCCAGATCGACAAGACGATGAAGCTCGCCAGCATGATTGCACTCGCTGACGATCGTGCCGTCACGCTCAGGGATATCCGGGACGCCTGGAAGAACCGCGACGTGGAGGATCTGGGATGAGCGCTGCCTTGATGCTCAGCACTGAGATTACCAACGCAAGGACGCGGTTTGACGGGCTGGTCTCTCCCGACCGTTTGAAGGACGCCGACGTCGTCGCGTTTCGCAAACACCTACAGATCCTCGGCAAGCTTGCTCAGAGCCTTGAACGCGAAGTGCAAATCTATCGGCTTTGTGAAGCCGGCAAGACAGGCAGGGAGGTTGTCGAACAACTCGCCGCTGAAGCTGCCGCCACCTTCGTCTTGAGCCGCGACGACAATGTCATCCGGCCTGATTTCGGGAGGAAAGCATGAGCTGCTCGGAACTCACATCCAGCTGCCTGATCGCAATCCGCGAGGAACTCAAGCCGCATGTTCACGGCGGGAAGTTCTTCACCAGCGAGGACGTCGGCAACCTTGTCCGCCGCCTCAACACTGCGATCGCTCTCGCTGAGGAGGTCGAGGAGGAGAAGCGCGACCTGGAGCGGCGGGAGCGTCTCACCGGCGGTCGCCAGCGTTGCCTTGCTGTGGTCGGCCCAAATGTCGTGGTCTTCCCAGGCCACGCGCCTTCGGGGGGAGGGCGCGCGTGAGCAACCCGCCTCCCGTTTCTCCGGTCAAGCGTCGCACACAAGCGGAGACCATCCGAACTGCCGTCGAGCGCGTCGTAAGCGCGCTCGGACATCTCGAAACAGTCACCCATACGGTCGGTGAACCCAGCGCGCATCGAAAGCTCATGCAGGCTGTTCGCAATCTGCGCGCCGCCGCCATCAAGCAAAGGAACAGGTAAAATGGAAGCAGTTCTTATCGAGCAACCGGACGCCGCCGAGGCCGCAGTTGGCGTCATCATCGTAAACGGTCGTTCTTACATGAACGATGCCAAGGGCAACCTGGTGCCGGTCGACAACGTGCGGGCAGAGGACAAGTTGCAGGACGAAACGGTACGCAAGATCATGGGATTTGCCCGCGATCTATCGGCGCAGATCGCTCGCTTCCGAAGTCACACCGTTGCCGACCTCGGTTCTTTCGACGCGCTCCTGGAACAGGAGTACGGCACGAAGATCGGCGGCCAGAAGGGCAATCGCACCTATCAGACGATCGACGGATGCCAGAAGGTCCAGGTGCAGGTTTCTGATCAGATCAGCTTCGGGCCGCAGCTGCAGATCGCCAAGACGCTGATCGATGGCTGCATTATGGAATGGTCCGAAGGAAGCCGTGATGAGATCCGCGCACTTGTCATGCGAGCGTTCAATACGGAGAAGGAAGGACAGATCAACAAGTCCGACCTGTTCATGCTGCTCCGCCTCGACATTTGCGATGAGCGCTGGCTTCGGGCGATGGAGGCGATCCGAAATTCAATCACGGTTACCGGCTCGAAGGAATATGTCCGTTTCTACGAGCGCGGTAGCCCAAAGGATGAGTGGCGCGCCGTTACTATTGATCTGGCGAAGGCGTGAGCGCGATGTCACTGCAATTAGACTCCATAGGATCGGCGGGTGAATTCCAGGCTCTCAATGAAGCGAGGCAGCAGCCCAAGCGTAAGGGTAATCGCAGAAAAAGCACGGTCATATACAGCCGCGAACCGCTCCTCGTAGTTTTGGTGTTCACCTTTATTCGGATCGAAATACGCGTCGAAACGCGCATGATCGCGGAGTATTGTTCGAACCAAATCGGTTTGTTCAAGCAATTCGTCGAAGATCCTGGTCGTAGTTCCGTCAAACAAGACAATGCCTTCCTGAAACTGTCGACGGAGCAGTACACTTTGTATCCGATCGAAACAGGGAAGGTAACGCTTGCTTACCTCCGTGAGCCAGTACCATTCAGGTGTCCCACGACACGGCGGAGGCAGCTCGCTTCCGACCTTATCGAAGTCGTGAAATTGAGATACGATATCCCTCAAATCCTGGATTTGGGGAAAAAGCGCGCGGCTCACCTTCAGCCGCTCTGGCCGCATTTGGATCATCACCAATTCGCGGTGGCGCCTTTCGCTTTCGCGATCGGTTCTTTCCATCGTTCGAATTGTAACCGCTGCAGCAAACACCGCAGCGAGACCAGTTATCAACGTCTGGAAGTCATAAATAAGGTTTCTCCAACTGTCTCCACCGCTCGAGCCCTGAACCGCTCGAGGCTCACCAAGGGTCACCGGAAACAGCAGGCCTGCCGCAATTACAATGGCGAATGCCCAAGCGAGCTTCTCTCTGTTGCTCTTCATGCTCTTTTCACTTCGCTCAGTGGGCGATCACCGAATATGTGCGAGATAGTCTCTTTCCAGCTGCCCGAGTTGGACCCAAAAGTATCCCAAGTGCTCTGCCAGAGTTGCCATGGCGCTTTGCAGGCGCCCTGTTCGTTTCGTAAGCTCGCTGGCGCCAGCGCCGGCTTTGATCATGTGTCGTATCTGATCGAACTCTTCGACAATGGAACTGGTCGCTTCCTTAGACACTCTCAGCGCATCAAGCATATAGCCCGAGAAGAAATCTTCGCCGATCTGAAGCTGGTGGTCGTTGACCACTATGACCCAGTGAACCGACAGGCGATGGAATTCCTCAACGTTGTCTTTGAGGAACGACGCACCGTTGGCGGCGCTCAATCGACGCTGCCATCGCTCAATGTCTTCGAGTGCTCCCGCGATACGTTCAGCCATCGGGCGGACCGTGCGGTCGATCTTCAATCTTATCGGCCTGAGGCTCAGCTCCATCAGTTGATCGTGTCGTCGATCACTATTCGCGTCTGTGATCTGCGATTGGCGGATCGCAAGATAAGCGGCTGCTACGGCCGCAACGCCCGTTATCAACGTTTGAAACTTATCTACCCACGCCATCCAGACAGGGAACAAAGGAATCGCGACGACTGCACCGAGCGTCCCGCCTACCAAGCCACACTTCAAGTAACGCTTCATCCGAATCGCCCTCGGCACTCATCGGGAGAAAATATCGCATGAGCGCCTCAATCGCAGCAATCCATGTCGCCAAGAAGCAGCTCGGCCTTGACGACGATACCTATCGCGCCAAGCTTGCCTGGATCACGGGCAAGCAATCCGCCAGGGATATGACAGAAGCCGAGCGCGAGAAGGTGCTGACGGTCTTCCGCAATGAGGGCTTCAGGCCAGCTTCGGCGCCTCGCCGTGCGGATGGCCGGCAAAAGCTCACCGGCAAATATGCCAAGAAGCTGCAGGCGCTTTGGATCGCCGCCTGGAACCTCGGGATCGTCCGGGAACGCGACGACAAGGCGCTTGTTGCCTTCGTGAAACGTCAGACCGGCCTCGATCACACGCGGTTCCTGGTCTACGCGGACGATGCCAACAGCGCGATCGGAGCGCTCAAAGGCTGGATCAAACGCGAAGCTGGCGTCTCCTATGGCAATACCAACGGCCAGGAATGGCTCTCGGCAGATGGCGCCAAGGTCGCGTGGGCGCAATGGAAGATCCTCTCCGGCGCAACGTCCCTGATCGTCCGCAAGGGCTTCGATGCCGAGGTAGTGAGGCTGACGGGCAAGGCTGTGCTCCAGGACATCACCGGAGCCGGTTGGCAGATCGTGATGAACCATTTCGGTGAGCAGATCCGGGCGGGCAAGCGATGACTATTTCCGGCGCCGCGCAGGTCATGGAGTCCTGGCTCCTCGCAAGTCACAGCACCGCAGTTGTCCCTCCTGGAAGGAACATGATCATGCTGAATGCCATGCCCTTGTTCGAAAGTTCCGAGTTGGCCTCCGTTAAAGCTCAGTGTGAAGAGCTTTCGAGGAAGCTTCAAAGGGGCGGCGTTGATGCCCAGACACGCATCCGTCGTGAGCAGCGGCTCCGGCAGTTACGGGCTGAACAGATGCGGCTTGAGATTCAGCTTGGCCTCGGAGGTGCGAAGTGAGCGATCTGACGACCGAGCTACACGAACTGCTCGGAGACGAGGGCTTTCTCAGGCTGACGGATGTCCACGGCGGCATTCGTGTCTATGTCCCGAAGGTCGCGAATGGCTCGACACTGGCGAGCGAGATCGGCGTTGACAATACGGCCCGGCTTTCCAAAATGTTTTCCGGCGGCTATATACGTGTGCCAGTCGCCCGCGAGTTTCGCGCTCGTCACTATCGAGCTCACGGCGAGAGCAACGCGATGATCGCGCGACGCCTCGGTCTGACAGAGACCGGCGTCGAAAAGCTCTTCAGCCGAGCTCCAAAAGTGCGGGTGACGGCCAAGAAAGACCCCCGACAGATCGAACTGTTCTGACCCGCCCGCCTCGGCGGGCATGACCCTCCGGGCGGTCGTCCAGCTATTGTTGCCCCCATATTCGGCCGCGTTCGCGGCTTCGACAGGGGCTACATCATGACAAACTTCGATCGCTGGCTCATTCAGCGCCTCCGGCTGCACGGCGCTTATGCAGGCGTCGTCGATGACGTTCACGGGCGGGCGACGATCGAGGCGCTAAAGCGCTTTCAGCATGCCGAAGCTTTGCCTGAAACAGGGCAGGCCGATGAGACCACGATCGAAGCACTCCGTTGCGATCCGGCCCGAGTGCCGAGCAGCGCTCCAGTTGCCGTTACGCCTGCGCCCCGTATGCCGCCCGAGCCCGTGTGGATGCGCGAAGCGCGGCGTTTTATGGGGCTGAAGGAGATCGCCGGCGCTGCGTCCAATCCGACAATTCTTGGATGGGCGAAACGGCTCGGCGGGTGGATCGCCAATTTCTACACCAACGACGATACGCCATGGTGCGGCCTGTTTATCGGCAATCTGATTTCGACGACGCTGCCGCAGGAAAAGTTGCCCGCGAACCCGCTTGGCGCGCTGGAGTGGGCAAAGTTCGGCCAGCCTATGACGACGCCGGCGCTTGGCGCCATCCTCGTGTTCCAGCGCCCAGGCGGTGGCCATGTCGGCCTGTATGCCGGCGAGGACGATGACCACTATATCGTCCTCGGCGGCAACCAGGGGAACAGAGTGAAATTCTCCCCGGTTGAAAAGCGCCGTTGCGTCGGCATCCGCTGGCCGAAGACGGGCGAAGCGCCTGTCGGCGGGCGCGTCTGCGCCACCGCCACGGGTGAGGTCTCGCGCAATGAGGCCTGACCATCGTTCCTCCAAGCCCAGCTATAGCCTTTCGCGACGCCAGCTCTGGGCGTCGTTCTGGTTGGCGTGGCTGGTCAACGGCTTCATCCTGGTCGCGGCCGTCGTCTATCACTCGGCCGAGGCGGTGCAACTGGCCCCCGTCATCACCCCAAGCACCTTTCTGCTGATCGCCGGCATGCTCGGCGTCCATCGCTTCTCCGGTGCTTCGGATTTCCGAGCCGCGGCGATGATGGCCGCGCCGACCTATGAGAACGGAGAGGTTCAATGACCGCGCTGTTTTCAAAGACGACGTTCTACCTGGTGCTCGTTGCGCTGCTCGTGATTGCCGTCCTCGGCCTGGCGCTGCTTGGTGTTCGCGAGGTCCGGGGAATGGTTGACGAAGCGATCCAGCTGAAGGGCGACGAACGTGACGCCTACTGGTCTGCCAAGATCGAGAAGGCGAACGCCGAAACCAACAAGCGCGCTGCCGACCAGGCGGCAGCAGTCGTGAAGATCCAGGCGGACCTGGCCGAGAAGGGCCGGTCCGATCAACAGGCACTTGCAGATTTGAGGGCGAAGAATGCGCAGCTTCCTAAGGGCAACGATTGTGGCCTTAGCGGTAATCGCGTCGGCTTGCTCCCAGACTGAGCGCCGCGAAGTCCAACTGATGCCGGCGCCGGCGCCGATCGTGGTGCCGCCGGATGCGCGGCGCCCGTGCGACCTGGCGCCAAAGCCGGCCGTTGATCCTGTCACCAACAGGGCGCCGGAAGATCAGGTTTTCGAGATGTCGGCGGCCGATCGCTACGAGATCAAGTCTTGCGATCGGCGACGCGCGGCCGCCGTTGCCGCGATCGACGCGGCGAATGGAGCTGCGCCGTGACCACAGAGCAGGATTTCGATCGCGCCGAGGAGTTGGCGGAGAAGGAACGGCAGGCCGGCATTCGTCGCCTGCAGGCAGAGCTGCAGCGTGACGGCCGGTTCGACTGTCAGGACTGCGAGAACGAAATCGAGCCGGCAAGGCGTGAGGCGATGCCCTCCGCCACCCGGTGCATTGCATGTCAGGCGCGTTTCGAGCGCGGGCGAAAAAGGAACCGCTGATGGACCCGAAAGAATACGCCATCTGGATCTCGTTGGCGCTCGGCGTCATCGCGCTCCTCGGCCATCTGAAGGGCTGGATCAATTCCGGCGAAAAGTCGCTCGCAGAAAAGGCCAAGGCTACGGAAGCGAGGGTCAAGGCCGCTGAAGACCGTCTCGAATCCCATGCCACGCGCATTCTCAGCATCGAGGGCGAGCTGCGGCATCTCCCCGATCGGGACGGCTTCCATCGCCTGGAAATGCGCATGACCGAGCTAACCGGGCAACTGAACACAATGACGGAAAGGCTGAAGCCGGTCGAAGCGATCGGCGAACGCCTGCAGGAACTGCTTCTGGAGAGAGCTAAGTGACAGAGGATATCGGCGTCAATTTTGACAAGATCATGCGTGAGGAAGCGCGCCTCATCATCCTGAAGGCGCTTGCCGAGCAAACCAACGAGAGCTTGAGCAGCTCCATGCTGGAGCCCGTTCTCGCCCGCTTCGCCATTCACCAGGAGCGGGCGTGGATCCACGGCGAAGTGGAATACCTCCGGAACATGGGGGCGGTGACAGTTGTCCCGGCCGGCACGGTGAAGATCGTCACCTTGACGGCGCTGGGCAAGCGGCATGTTGACCGGCATGTCGTCATCGAGGGCGTGAAGCGGCCGTCCCGGCCGGGAGCCTGACCATGGCGAGAAAAGGTCGCGGCCGTCTATCGTCGATCCAGCTCCTGCCGCAGGAGTGCAACCAGGTCGTCATGTGGGCGGCGGCCGAGCTGCAGGAGAATGCGCGCACACAGCTCGAAATCTACAAAGAGTTTTCCGCCAAGCTTGAAGCGTTGCAGCGGGAAAGCCGTGGCGAGCTGGAATTCACGATCCCGAGCTTCTCGGCCTTCAATCGCTATTCGATCAATCTCGACGCCATGACACGCGACCTCAACGAGACGCGCGAAATGGCGGCGGCGATCTCCGACACCTTCGACCCCGAGGAGAGCGACGATCTCACGCTCGTCGCGGCCGAGGCGATCAAGGCCCTGATTTTCACGATGCTGCGCACCCAGCGCGGCAAGATCGGTTCCAAAGATGCGAAGGCGCTTGCCGACGCGCTCCGGTCGGCGACCCATGCGCAGTCGGTATCGACGGCCCGGCGCGACAAGATCGAAGCCAAGTTCAAGGCCCAGGCCGAGAAGGCGATCGAGAAGGTATCCAAGGAAAAAGGCATGTCGGCCGAAGTTGTCGCGCAGCTCCGCCGTGACTTCCTCGGTGTCAAGCCAAAGCAGAAGAAGGATGCCGCATGACCGAGGCCGCGACCTGCCAGCGCTGCAGAGGCATCGGCCAAAAGGTCAAACGCGTGACCTACCGGCCGAACGGGACCATCTCCAGTATCGTCTATGATCCGAAGGCCGATTGCGAGCCTTGTCAGGGAACGGGCTTTCCCAGGGAAAGGACGAAGCCATGTTCCTGAAAATCGCCAAGGGCATCGCCATCGCGATGGCCCTGTTCGTCGCTTTCGCGCTTCTATCCAACCTTCTGGCCTTCCTCTTGCTGCTCCTGGTCACCGGCCTGGCGGCGGCGCTCTTCGTTTCGCCTCTGCTGGTGTTCGCCTGCTTTCTGATCGGCGGCGCTGCAGTCTGGTCCGTCGTCGTCACCTTCATGCTGATGAAGGGCGCTCAATGACCGAGGCGGTTTCTGAAGAGGTTGTTGTTCTCACGCGCGATCCGGCAAAGCTGCCGGACGAGCTGCTGCGCGGCGCCGACATTCCTGATGATCTCGATCCGCTCGCCGAGGGCGTGCTGATGCGTCACCAGGCCGAGTGGCTTGAGGACGAGAGCGACCTGAAGGTTTGCGCCAAGGGACGTCGTACCGGCATCACCTTTGCCGAGGCGCTCGACGATACGCTGATCGCTTCGGCCGCGCGATCGGCGGGCGGGCAGAACGTGTTTTACATCGGCGACACGAAGGACAAGGGCTCGAGTTCATCGGCTATGTGAAGCACTTCGCCTACACCGTCGCCAAGGAAGTCGCCGCGATCGAGGACAGTATCTTCGTCGACGAACGCGCGGACGGCACCACGGCCTTCATCTCGGGCTATCGAATCTCCTTTGCCTCCGGCTTCCGCGTCGAGGCCTTGTCATCCCGGCCCGAGAACATTCGCGGCCTGCAGGGAACCGTCGTCATCGATGAGGCGGCCTTCCACAAGAACGTCCACGAAGTGCTCGACGCCGTCAACGCGCTGTTGATCTGGGGCGGCAAGATCCGCGTCATCTCCTCCCACAACGGCTTCCTCAACGCTTTCAACCAGCTCTGCCTTGATGCGCAGGCCAAGAAAATCCCCTTCAGCTATCATTACATCCCGTTCCAGGCGGCGATCGACAACGGGCTTTTCCGCAAGGTCTGCGATCAGAAGGGCGAGGACTGGAGCCAGGAAAAGCAGGATGCCTGGGAAAAGCAGATCCGCGGTGCCTATGGGTCGCGCACTGCCAAGATGAAACAGGAGCTGGACGGCATCCCGGCCGAAGGCGAAGGGGCAGCGCTGACACGCGTTCTCATCGAGAGCTGCATGTCGGCGGATATCCCTGTCGTCCGCTGGGATCGCAACGACGACTTCAAAAACCTTTCCGACGAAGAACGGGCTCGACAGGCCGACGCGTTCTGCAGGACGCAGTTGAAGCCGCTTTTAAGCCGCCTCAACCCCGATCGGGAACATGCCTTTGGCGAAGACTTCGCCCGCAGCGGCGACAAGACGGCAATCATCCCGATTGAGATCGGGCTGGACCTGGTCCGGCGCGCCTGCTTTGTCCTGGAGCTGAAAAACATTCCCTACGATCAGCAGCGCGACATTCTCTTCTATGTCGTCGATGCCTTGCCTCGGTTGATGGGAGGCGCCCTGGACGCCACCGGCAACGGTGAATATCTCGCTGAAAAGGCCCGGCAGCGCTACGGCGACACCATTGTTGAGGTGAAGCTGAACCAAGCCTGGTACAGCACGAACATGCTGCCCTATATCGAGGCCTTCTCGGACAAGACGATCCTGCTGCCGCGCGATGCCGACGTGCTCGCCGACCACCAGGCGCTCGCCTATGTGAACGGCATCATCAAGGTTCCGGACAATCACACGAGCAAGGGCGCGGACGGATACGAGCGCCACGGCGACACCGCGCCGGCCGGCGCGCTCGCCTTCTTCGCCAGCCGACAGGAATCGATCTCCTACGAGTACGAGACCAATCGGAAAACGACCGCCTCGCAAGTCGGTCACAATGGCGGGCCGCCGCTCGATGAGGACCGCCGGAACAGCATTAACGTCCACCTGAGGGGATCATTGTAATGGCATCGTTTCGCGACTGGCTGGGCCGGATCGTCCTCGGCAAGGAGCTGATGGAGCAGGTGGCGGACGCTCGCGTCGGCAGCATGCGCAATCCCTTCTCCGGCCACCCGGCAGATGGCATGACACCGCAGCGGCTTGCCAGCATTCTGCGCTCGGCTGCCAACGGCGAACCAGAAGCCTATTTCGAGCTGGCCGAGGACATCGAGGAGCGCGACCTGCACTATGCCGCCGTGCTCGCCACCCGTAAGCGCTCGGTCTCGCAGCTGCCGATCACGGTCAAGGCCGCATCCGATTCCGGTGAGCACAAGAAGCATGCCGCGCTCGTCCAGTCATGGATTGATGACGGTGTCCTGCAACGTTCGCTTTTCGACATGCTGGACGCCGTGGGCAAGGGCCTATCAGTTACCGAGATCGATTGGCAGTATCGGCTCGGAAACATGCTGCCTCGCGATCTGACATGGCGCACTCAGCGCTGGTTCACCTTCGACCAGGAGGATGGCGAAACCGTTCTGCTTCGCGAAGGCGTCGCCGGCGCGCCGCTGGCACCGCACAAGTTCATCGTCCATCGCCACAAGACGAAATCGGGCCTGACGATCCGCTCCGGCATTGCCCGTGTCGCCTGCTGGGCGTGGATGTTCAAAAGCTTCACGATCAAGGATTGGGCGATCTTTGCTCAGAACTACGGCCAACCGATCCGCCTCGGCCGCTACGGACCGGGTGCCACCGAGGCGCAGAAGGATGTCCTCTGGCGGGCGGTCAGCAGCATCGCCGGCGATTGCGCGGCGATCATTCCGCGCGACATGCTGGTCGAGTTCGTCGATGTCGGTTCAAAGTCTTCATCGACCGACATGTATGAGCGCCGGGCCCACTGGCTCGATCGCCAGATCTCGAAGCTGGTGCTCGGGCAAACGACGACGACGGACGCGATATCGGGCGGCCATGCCGTCAGCCAGGAGCATCGCCTGGTGCAAGAGGACATCGAGCGTTCGGACGCCATGTGCCTGACGGGCACTGTCAATTCGCAGCTCATTCCGAACATCATCGCTTTCAATTTCGGGCCGCAGGATCATTACCCGCAGGTGAAGATCGGTCGGCCGGACGAACTACCGATCAAGGATTTCGCCGAGGCTTTCGACAAGCTCGCGAAACACGGGCTGACGGCTGAAGAGAGTTTCCTTCAGGACCGGATGGGCATCCCGGCGCCGAAGAAGGGCGCGGTGCTGATCGGCGGTCGCAAGCCTGAAGCTGCTCCTGGTGTCGATCCGGTCACGCCGCCGGCGGCGAAAGACGTGGCGGACAAGACGGCTCACAGCAGCTTCAAACATCTGTTCGAACGGTCGGCTCATGCTCGATCGGAGAACGACGACGTGGTCGACCGGCTGGCCGATCGGCTGGAGCGTAACGCCGCCGGTGCCATGGCCGGCATGATCGACGAGGTGAAGGCGGCGCTTATGCAGGCTTCCGATTTGAGGGACGCGGCCGAGCGCCTGGCGCTCCTCGAGCTGGCGCCGGACGAGCTGGCCGAGGCGATGGCGAGGGGTATGGCGCTAGCCCATTTGGCTGGTCAGGCGGCGTTGCTCGACGACCTAAAGGGCTAATCATGATTAGAGGCCCACAGACGCGCGTAAACGGCCCCGGCGCTGCGGTGATCCGAAAAAACCTCCGAAACGCGTCCATGGGCTTTGAAACCCCTTTGAAAACGATGCGAAGGGCCGTCGCCCTAATGGCTTCGACGCTTTCCGCGATCGATCTGCCGTTTGACGAAGCAATCGACTTTTTCCGGCAAAAGGTCAGCACCCCGACCGAAAGCTGGCGCGACGTCTGGGATGCTGCCCATTCCAAGATGTTCATGGTCGCGGGAGCCAACAGCAAAGCGCTCGTCGATGATTTCAAAGGAGCGATCGCCAAGGCGCTCGAACAGGGAACGACGCTGGACGACTTCCGCAAAGACTTCGACGCGATCGTGAAGACGCACGGCTGGAGCTACAAGGGTGAACGCGGCTGGCGGACGAAGACGATTTTTGAAACGAACCTCCGCACAGCCTACGCCGCCGGCCGCTATGCGCAAATGAGCGAGCCGGACACGCTGGCGAGCTTTCCTTACTGGCAATACCACCACTCCGGCGCTGTCCATCCGCGCCAGCAGCACAAGGCCTGGGATGGGCGTTGCCTTGCTGCCGACGATCCATTCTGGAAAACAGCCTATCCACCGAATGGCTTTGGTTGCGGCTGCTTCGTCACGCCGGTTTCGCGTCCTGGTCTTCGTCGGCTCGGCAAGGCCGGTCCCGATCGCGCTCCGGATCTCGACCAGCTCGGGACCGATCAGCCGCTCGGCGTCGATCCTTCCTTTGCCTATAATCCCGGACGCGCCTGGCTGGAGCAAACCGCACCTGGTCCGAAGGCGGTCTCTGCGGACGAGGCGAATGTCGCCGCCTTCGTCTCCTCGGCATTGCGCGGCAAATGGCCGGACGGTTCCTGGACGCCTGTCGGAGTGGCATCGAAAGACGTTGCGGTCACGCTCGAGGTGAAGGCAGGAACCGAGATCCGCTTGTCGGCCGACACGATCCGCAGCCATTTGAAGCATACGCTCGCGACGCCGGCGGCCTACGGCGTCATTCCGCGCCACCTCGCTTCGGCCGGCCGCCTGGTCAAGGATCAGAACGGCCGCTGGGCTTTCGTCGGCGAATATGACGGGCAGCTCTACCAGGCGGCGGTCAAAGTCGTGAAGAAAGCCGATCGCGAGGAAATCTATCTCGTTTCGCTGAGGCGGGCGAATGCGAATGAGATCAAGCGGCGTTTTGGAGAATGACGCGCCGGGGGGCCGGAACTGCCAATCCCACTCACCCTAAAGGGTGCGCTTCCTGCTCGGCGCGTCCTCATCAATATAAGCCCGACCGGGCGGAAAGGCAAACATGGCGGGCGCGGCCCTCTCGATCACAGCCGAGGTGATGGACAAGCAGGTGCAGCGCGCCTTCGAGCAGCTGCAGCACCTGATGGGCAATACGCGGCCGGTGATGTCCGCGATCGGCGTCGAGCTGGTCGGATCGACCCATATGCGCTTCATCACCCAGACCGATTCGGACGGCCAGGCCTGGGCGCCGCTCAATCCGGAATACGCGGAGGGCAAGCGCAATTCCCGAATCCTGACCGAAAGCGGTCGGCTGCGCGACAGCATCGATTCCCAGGCTACGAGTGATGAGGTTCGCGTTGGGACGAACACGATCTATGCCGCCGCTCACCAGTTCGGGGCCGAGATCAAGCCGAAGACGGCGAGCCATCTTTATTTCCGGATCGGCGGGCACTTGGTAGTGGTCGACAGTGTGACCTTGCCCGCGCGTCCCTTCCTCGGTATATCGGATGACGACGAGACGTCGATCGCCGAGATCGTCTTCGACTTCGTTGACCGGTATTCGCTCCGGCGCTAACTCTCCCCCTCGACCCCTGATCATCCGGCCCGCCCGCCTTGGCGGGCATGATGCGGCATTGGGCGCCATGGCATATCTCTCGCCATGGAAAAAGCGATCAACTCAATCATCCGCGCCTTGAACCAGGCCGACGCAACGGCGCCGGAATGGCTCCATCTGCTTCCGGCCGCCGAGTTCAAAGGTATCGACGGTCGCGGCCCTTGGGCTGCTCCGGACATGGATGCGCTGATCGCCGCCTTTAACCGGGAAGGCAACAAGCTCGCCGTCGACGAAAACCACTCGACCGATCTTGCCGCCAAGCAGGGCCATTCGGCTCCCGCGCGTGGTTGGATCGTCGAGCTGCAGAAGCGCGACGACGGCCTTTATGGGCGCGTTGAATGGACGCCCGAGGGCGAGCGCATGGTGACGGCCAAAGAATATGGCTTCCTGTCGCCGGTCCTTCTTCATGGCACTCAGAAGCCCTTCAAGATCGCGAAGATACTTCGCGTCTCGCTGACCAACGATCCCAATCTGACCGCTCTGAAATCCCTTCATTCAACCGAGGAGACAGTAATGCTTGAACAGTTGCGGAAGGCTCTCGGCCTTCCCGAAACTGCCGATGAGGCTGCCATTCTGGCGGCTGTCACGACGGCTCATACCGCCCAGGTCGGCGCCGCTGCCCTGATGGCCCGCATCGCCGAGGCGGCCGGCGTCGCCAGGGATGCCGCCCCGGATGCGCTGGTGACGGCCATCCACTCGCGCGGCAAGATGACGGCGACCGAGGCCGAGAATGCCGATCTCAAGACGCAGCTTACCTCGCTGCAATCTCAGCTCACGACGCTCGCGACCACGACCGCCAAAGACAAGGCCGAGGCGGCGATCGACGGCGCAATCGAGGCCGGCAAGATCGTACCGGCGCTGCGCGATCACATGATCACCCGGCACATGAAAAACCCGACCGAGGTCGAGGCCGAAATCAAGCTGTTGCCGTCACTCAATGCCGGCGGCCTCGGCGGACGCAAGCAGCCCGGCGCCGACGACAGCGCACTCACCGCCGAAGACGACCAGGTCATGGCGATGATGGGCATCGATCCCAAGGCCTTCGCCGACACGGCCAAGGCGCTGCACGGAAAGGGCAACTGACATGGTAGCGACGAACGATATTCGCGCAAAGAAGAAGCCCGGCCTCGGCCGCGCCTACGGATATCCGGTTCTTGCCGGCGTGATCATCTACGGCGGCGCCGCCGTCGGCATCACGGCGAACAAGGAAGCCGTTCCCGCTGGCCATGCCAGCGCCGTCAAGCTCATCGGTTTTGCCGAGGAGCGGATTGACAATTCCGCCGGCGCCACCGGCGACCAGTATGTCAAGATCGAGAAGGACGTGCGCGTCATTCCGCTCGCCGGCGCCACGGTCGCCAATATCGGCGCTGCCGTTTACGCCAGCGCCGACGACACTTTCACCCTGGCGGCCGGCGCGCTGCTTCAGATCGGCACCATCGACGCCATCGACGCGGACGGCGTCTGGCTGAAAACCCTCTAAGGAGCGAGCTTTGGATATCAATTCCAATACACTTCGCAGCATCTATACCGGCCTCTCGACCGCGTATAACGGCCGCTTCGCGTCTGTACAGACGTTCTACACCTCGGTTGCCATGACCGTGCCGTCGACCACCGCCATGAACGAATATCCCCGCCTGGACGATCTGCCGGGGATGCGTGAATGGATCGGCGACCGCGTCGTTCATGACCTGTCGGCTCAGACCTACATCATCCGCAACCGCGAGTTTGAAAAGACGATTTCGATCAAGCGCTCGCAGATCGAAGACGATCAGATCGGCATCTTCACGCCGGTGGCCTCTCAGATCGGCCAGGACGCTGCGGAGTTTCCTGATCAACTGGTCTTCCCGCTGATGAAGAAGGCCGAAACCGTGAAGTGCTATGACGGCCAGTATTTCTTCGACACTGATCATCCGGGTTATGACGAGAATGGCGCCGCCACCGTCGTATCCAACTTCACGGACGGCGCCGGGCCGGCCTGGTATCTCATCGACGATACTCAGACGATGAAGCCGTTCGTCTTCCAGAACCGCAAGAAGTTCGCTCTGACGGCGATGCAGAGCCCCGACGATCCTAACGTCTTCTACCAGGGCAAGTTCGTCTGGGGCGTCGACGGCCGTTGCAACGCCGGCCTTGGGCTCCGGCAGCTCGCCTATAAGTCCAAAGCGACCTTGAATGCTGCGAACTATGCCCTGGCTCGCACTGCCATGCAGTCGATCCGCAAGCGTAGCGGCGAAATCATCAATATCCGGCCGACGAAGCTGGTCGTTCCGCCAGCGCTGGAAGGCACGGCTCGTCAGATCCTCAATGCCGAGCTGGTGAACGGCGGCGATAGCAACGTCTGGGCCAAGACCGCCGAAGTTCTGGTTATCCCGTACCTCACGTGATCCCGGGTGGCGGGCACTCTCGCCCGCCAAGCCGTCGCCGGCACTCCTCCTCCCGCCGGCGACGGGTTTCTGACAAGCGGCCGGACCGGGCCGTTTTCCCGAAACCCGAAGGAGACCTCTCTTGAAGATCCAGATCATCTGCAGCTCGCCCGGCATGTGGCGGAATGGCGTCCAGCATCCGGCGAGCGAATTCTACCCGGCCGATCGCTGGAGCGAAAAGGAGCTTGAACGCTTTCGCGCCGACCCGGCCTTCACCGTGCGCGAGGTCGATGAAACGGCCGAAAACACCATGACGGACGCGGACTTCTTGCTGCGCGTTAATGCTGAGGTCGCGCGCCAGGTGAGGGCAAAGGCCGACGAGCTGCAGGCGAAGTTCGACCAGGCTGTCAAATCCGCAGTCCAGGACAAGACAGCCGAGCTGAAGGCCGAGCACGACAACGCCATGGACAAGACTGGCAAGGATCTGGCGGCCGCCAACGACAAGATCGCGAAGCTCGAAAAACTGATCGCCGACGCAAAGAAGGCGAACAAGGCCGGCGAGGAAGCGGGCACCAAGTAATCCCAGGGCGGGCCGACCGAGCGGCGGGGAAACGAGGTCCTGCCGTCCGGGCATCCTCCTTCACAGCCGAACACAGAGACAATCCATATGTATGCAACTGTTTCCGACATGATCGCCCGCTTCGGTGAGACGCAGATCATCCGACTTTCCCGCCCGGAGGATCGCACGGCCGAGACGGTTGACGAAGACAAGGTCAACATCGCGCTCGTCGACGCTGGAGCGCTGATCGACGGCTATATCCGTGGCCGCTATTTCGTGCCGATCGCCGCGCCGCCGGCGGAGATCGTCCGCGCCGCCTGCATCCTTGCCCGCTACGATCTCGCCCAGGGCGAGCACACAGACCCGAGCGAGGAAATGGCGAAGGGCCGGAAGGACGTCATCTCCTGGCTGGAGAATATCGCCAAGGAGTTGGTCAACCTCGATGTCCCGGCGGCAGAGCCGGCCGGTCCCGCGGTTAATTCTGGGCCGCGCATGTCCGATCGGCCGCGCATCCTCTCCGACGACAGTTTGCGAGGCCTCTGATGGATCTCGCTTATGCACCGATCCGCAGAATGGAGCCGGCGATCGTCGAGCGGCTGCGGCTCGCCTTTCCGGCGAAAGATTTCACGATCGAGCGTATCCCGCAGACGCTGACGATCAAGGAGTTCGAACGGCTCGTTAAACAGGCGCCCTTCATCGGCCTGGCTTGGACCGGCATGAAACCCGACGCCGCCAGCGGTCGCGCTCTGAAGGGTCAGATGCTCTGGCGCCTGGTGCTCGTTTTCAGGGCTTCGAATGGTCTTGAAACCCGCTTCAAAGGTGACAAACGCGGTATCGGTCTCGATGCCATGTTTGACGTCGCGGTCGCGCTCCTGCAGGCGGCAGAGATTCCCGGCGTCGGCGTTGCTACGGTCACCGCCGCCAACAGCCTGATCGCCGATGGCTGGACTGACGACAACGTCGTGATTTCCCAGATCGACTTTGCCGTCGCCTTCGTCACCAGCCCGGCCAACTTCGCCCTAGTGACGCTCGACGATCTCAAGAAGATCGGCGCGAGCTGGGCCTTTGCCGAAGATCCCGAAACGACCGTCGCCAGCGACGAAACCGAACTACCCCAGGAGTAGGACATGCTTGGATTCTATAAGCCCGCCGAGGGTTGCACCGTTGACCAGGAGGACGGCAGGCCGTGGCCGGCCGAAGGCATGGACGCGCCGAACACGCTGTTCGTGCGCCGTCGCATTTCCTGCGGCGACCTGGTCGTGGCCGAGAGGCCGATCGTCGTTCCCGCGACTGAAACGCCCGAGGGCGAACAGCCGCCCGTCGTCGAGCCGCCCGAGGGCGAGGAAACCGGGGGCGAGCAGCTCACCGACGTCACCGAAACCGAAACGCCGTCGCGCTCGCGCCGGTCTAAAGGAGACAAGTAAGCCATGGACTTCAATGAAATCCCCTACGACTGGCTTGAACCGGCAACCCTGCTTGAGGTCAAGCCGAACTATGCCAATGTCGGCGTCCTGCCGTATCCGACCAAGGTGTTGCTCGTCGCCCATAGTCTTGCCACGGGCTCTCTTCAGCCCGGCCAGATCGTCGAGGTTACACGCGGCGAGGAAGGCGTTGCGCTTTGCGGTCGGGGCTCGATCGGCGCCGAACAGATTGCCGCCTTCCGCAAGGCCAATATGACGTCGCCGCTCTTCGTTACGACAGCGGTGGACGCCGGCGGCGCGGTCAAGGCTTCGGGCACCTTCACCTTCGCGGGTGCGGTGACGCAGGCGACGGTCCTGCGCTTCAAGGTCGCCGGGCGGCCGATCCGGATCACCGTCAACCCGGCCGACACCGTCACCGTGATGGCGGCGGCGCTGGCGACGGCCATCAACGCCGACCTCGACAACGTGGTCACGGCGGCGTCGGCTCTTGGCGTCGTGACATGCACGGCACGCAACGGCGGCGAGGTTGGCAACGGCATTGATTTGCGCGTTGACGCGGCCGCAGCTCCGGTACCGTCCGGCCTGACCATCGCCGTCGTCGATATGGCAAACGGCGCCGGCAACCCGGCGCTGCAACCGGTCCTCGACGTGCTGGCGAACACTTGGTTCACTGATGTGATCGTCCCCTGGGGCGATGCGACCAACATGGCGGCTTTCGCCGAGTGGCTGCGCGTTCGCTATACCGCGACGTCGAAGCTCGATGTCCACGGCTTTGTCGCCAAGCGCGGCACTTATGGCGCGCTTGGGACTTTCGGACAGTTGACCAATTCGCCGAACCTCACGGCGATGGGCCTTAACCGCTCCCCGACCAGCCCGTGGGTTCTCTCGGCTTCTGTCGGCGGCATCTGCGCTTTCCACCTGACCAACGACCCGGCCCGCCAGTTGCGCTCGCTCGTCGTGCCGGGTGTCGAAGCGCCGGCGCCGGCCGACCAGTTCACCGACAGCGAGCAGAACCTGCTCTTGAACAAGGGCATCTGCACCTTCGACCATCTGTCGGACGGCTCGACGGTGATTTCGCGCGTCATCACGACCTACAAGACGTCAAACCTCGGCATTCTCGATCGCGCCTGGCTCGACATCATGACGCCGAAGACGCTGTCGCGCATCCGCTACGACTGGGCCGCCTACGTCTCGCTGCAGTATCCGCGCTCCAAGCTGGTCGACGATGAAAGCAGCGCTTCCTTCGCCAGCCGCTACGATGATGACGAGGACGCCGGCAGCGCCGTCGTTACGCCGCGCCGCATGCATGCATCCTGGGGCGCGCGCTGCAAGCTCTATGGCGAGAAGGTCTGGATCGAGGACGTCCAGGCGACCGTCAAGGCCAGCGTCTTCCAGCGGGCATCCGACGACAAGAACCGGCTCGAAAGCCGCCAACAGATCAAGATCGTCGGCAACCTGATGGTGCTCGCCGGCTCTCTTGAATTCCAGGTGTAAGGAGACACTGAACCATGGCTCAAGTATTGGGCATCGTGGATATCGTCTGGCGCGGACGCAATATCCCTGTCGAAAAAGGCGCCAAGTTCAAAAGGGGCGGCATCCAGAACACTGCCGTCACTTATGGCCGAAAGGTCGGCCGGGCGCAGGAGTTCGTTGCGTCCGAAATCACGGCAGTGACCAACCTCGAAGCTGGTCAGCGCCTCGGCAACCTCTTGGACCCCGGCGAAGATGAGCTTCAGGTCGTCTGCGATACCGGCCAGACCTTCGTTTGGGGTGACGCATTCTTGGGGGAAACCCCTGAAGTCACCGGCGGCGAAGGCGGCAAGATGGAGCTGAAATGGTTCGGCGGCGAGCCCGAGGAGATCCTGGCATGAGTGTCGCTCTTTCAAAGCCCAGCAGCCTGACTATCGACCTTGACGAGGATGCCGGCAAGTCCACGGAGACTGTCGTGGATCTGGATCGGCCGGCCACGATCGGCAGCAAGCCGGAAGGCGACGTCATCGACGAAGACACGAACCCCCTCGATCGTCTGCCCGATGACGTCGTTCGTAATGCGGACGGCTCCGTTACACTGCCCTTGCACTACAGTGTCACCCTCCGCACCAAGAAGGACGGCGCCGTCAAGGAGCGAGTCTTCGCGGAGTTGATCTTCCACCGCCTCAATGGTGCGGATCAGCGCGCGATCGCGGCGGTTAGCGACGAACATCAGATTGCCGTGTCGTTTGCCCGATCGACCCGCAATAACCAGGCGGTCATGAACGCGCTCTACGACAAGATGGACCTGTCCGACATCGCTCGGGCCGGACGGGTGATCAATTTTTTCGTCAGCAATGGCCCCAAAACTGGCGGCTGATGGTCGGCGCTCTAGCCGACAGCACGTCGCTCTCGGCGTCGGACATTGACGGGTTCGACGCCGAAACTCTCACCTTCTGGTGGAACTGCGTAATGGAATGGCGGGAATACGCCAAGACCCTGGGAGACTGACATGGCAAGGTCGATGGCGCTGGACGTCCTGGTCCGACTGAAGGACCTTCTTTCCTCGCCATTGCGCGGCCTGCGCCGCAGTCTTGAGGGCGTCGTCGACACGGCTAAGAAAATCGGCCTGGTCGGCACGGCGATCGCCGCCATCTCCTTTATGCAGCCGATGAAGGAGGCGGCTGCATTCCAGCAGCAGCTCCTCGACATTGCCGGCACGTCGAACAAGACGGGCGCGCAAGCCTATCTGATGGTCGATGAATTGAAGGGACGATTCGAGGATCTCGCCCTGGCGGTCGGGCAGACGTCCGACACGGTCGCCAAGGGCGCGGGCAAAATGATCGCCGCCGGCCTTGATGAGCAGCTCGTCAACAATTCCCTGAAGAGCATCGGCCGCGCCACGAAGGCAGCGAACGCCGAGTTCGATGACATGGCGGGCGTTGCAGTTTCGCTCCTGCAGACGCTGAAGCTTCCGGCCGACCAGCTGGACGCCACCATGGCCGGCCTCATCGTCGCCGGCAAGGAAGGTTCCTTCGAGCTGAAGGACATGGCGAAATCCTTTCCAGGACTGACCGGGCAAATGGCCAAGCTCGGCATCACCGGGCGGACGGCTGCGACGCAGCTCGCCGCCATGCTGCAGATCGCCAAGAAGGGAACCGCCGATCCGGCCGAAGCGGCGAACAACCTCAACAATTTCCTGTCGAAGATCACGTCGCCGGAGACCGCTCGCAACTTCGAAAAGATGGGCGTCGAAATCCAGGGCGTCATGCAGGACGCCGCCACCAAGGGCATCAACCCGCTCGAAGCGGTGATCCAGAAGATTTCCACGTTGACCGGCATCTCCGGCAAGGAAATCGACGGTCTCATGAAGAAGGCCAAGGCTGGCGGACTCGAGGGCGCCGACGCGCTCGAGCAAGTCCGCGCCCAGCTTGAGGCCATCCACGGCGCCGGCGCACTCGGCGGACTGTTCTCCGACATGCAGGTTATGGGCTTCCTGATCCCGATGCTTGCCAACGTCGACGAATACAAGCGCATCCGGGATAGGGTAGCCGAGGCGACCGGCGCCATGAGCGATGCCGACTTCGAAACGCAGATGCAGAGCCTGAATACGCAGCTCACCATCTTCGGCGAAATCGGAACGCAGGCCTGGCGTGAAGTCGGCCTGGCGTTCGGCACCTGGTTGTCGCCGATCAACGACGGCCTCATGACGGCTTTGAAGTGGCTTCGAGATCTCGACGCCTCGACGGGCGGCATGGTGAAACAGAGCCTCGCCTGGGCCGGCGCCGGCGTCCTGGTCGTTACTGCCCTCGGCGCGCTCGGTGTGGTCCTACCGGTGATCGCTGCCGGGCTGTCGGCAGTCGCCGCCCTGATCTCGCCTGTCGGCCTGGCACTCGCAGCGATCGCCGCCGGAGCTGTCTACATCTACCGCAACTGGTCGAGCTTCGGCCCACGCCTGACCCGCCTCTGGGATCAAGCCAAGACCGGGTTCTTCTTACTCGCCGATGGTGTGCGCGAGCGTGGCCGCCGGATCATCGATGCCGGCCGCGAGATCTACACGCGTTACGCGCCGATGGTGCGCCGGGGATTCGAGAGCGCCCGGCGTGACGTCCAGGCGGGATTGCGCAACCTTCAGCCGTTCTTCGACAGCTTCCGCAAGAGCCTCAAGTTCGATATCGACCTGTCTGGCCTGTCCATCGACAACGCCAAGCTTGCGTCGTTCAAGGCGCTCGACCTTGCGCTTGCTGGCATCAAGGCCGGCTGGGAAGCGCTGCGAGACTTCGGCTCCGGCTTCGCGCCGCATCTCGGCGAAATCGGTAAGCAGCTTGGCGGGACAGTAAACGCCGTCGTTGACATTGCTTCAGGGTTTGCTCGTCTCGCGTCGGCGATCGGGCGATTAATAGGCATGGATGCGGGCAGGCTCGACGGCGTGGCGAGATGGCTCGGCGACATTGCTGGCAAGATTACTGAGATGCAGCTCACCGTCATCCGGCAATTCGCAGAGATCATCGCCACGCTAGTCAATGGCGTGGCCGACCTGGCCGAAAAGGTCAATACCGGCATCGACTGGCAGAAGCTCATGCCCACCGGCATCGCGGACGCATGGAATGCACTGGCGGGCGCGATCAACGCCGTGAAAGCCGCCATGTCGTATTTCCAAGGTAACACCTTCGCGCCGGGCGAGAAGCTTCCGAATGGAACCGCTGCTGGATCGGTAGAGGACCCAAGTGCCGGCCGTGATGCTACGCTGAATGATATGCTCGCCCCACTTCCACGAGCTCCGGCAAACAGCAATCGTCCTGCAGCGGCGGTTGCGCCGGCCCAGACTAAGGCTGTCGTCGGCGGAACGGTTACCGTCAAGGTCGAAGGCGCCGCCCAGGTGACGAGCGTCACGAGTGACAACCCCGCAGTGCCGTTGAAGGCAAACACCGGCCGCTCGATCGGGAGGCCGTGATGCAGCTCGACAGTATCTCTTGGGTTCTCCCCGGCCTGCTGCCCGGCAGCTTTCGCGGCATCACCTTTCACGTGCCTGACGCGTCGAGCGATGCCGGCCGGCGCGTCGTCGAATACCTCTTTCCCGGCGTCGATGCTGCCGCCTATGATGACTTTGGCCGGGCGCCTGGTGTCATCTCCTTCAGCGGCCTGATCGTTGGCGATGATTACCGCACCCAGGCCGTCGCGCTGCAGGCGGCATTCGAGACGGCCGGTCCCGCCACCCTGATCCATCCATGGCTCGGCCCGATGACGGTCATCGCCGAGGAGCCGGCGCAGATCTACTTCTCCGATCGGGAGCTGCGGGTTCTGCGGTTCTCCGCCACCGTCAAGCGGATTGATACATCTGTCTCGGCGATCCTTGGCGGCATCAGCGGCCTGTCTGATGCGATTGCGTCGGTATCGGCCGCAGCGTCATCCTTGGCCGCCGGCGTCTCCTCGATCCTCTCGGCAACCCGCAGCAAGGCGGTTTCCCGTTCGCATCGCGTTCTGACTTCGACAGCCGCGGTATTGACGGCGCCGGCCGGATCGGCGCGAGCGCTGCCGCGCGTCAAGGCCGCGATCGGGGCGACGACACCGGCCGATCCCGTAGCGCTGGATAACCTGGTCGTGGCGGCCGCCTCGGTGATCGGCGAATATGCCGCGACGCCGGCGGTCTCTCCGGCCGCGACCGCGACCACGGCCGAGCAGCCAACGCCGCTCGCACTAATGGATCTCGGCATCAGCTTTGCCGAGCAGCTCGCCGGCGCCGTCGCGGATGCACCTGCAGATGCCGATCGCGCGCTGCTTCTGGCGTCGGTCTCGCAATTCGTTGCCGCGACAGCCAGCCAGTCGGCCTTTGCCGACTATTCCTCTCGGCAGGAAGCCCAGGCGTTCAGGGCAAGGGCAACGACGGCGATCGACACGCTGACCGACACCTTGGAGACGTTTTCTGGCTCCACCTTCGACGTTCAAAGCACCACGCTGCGGCGTGCAGCTCGTGACCTGCAGGCGGCTTTAATTGCCGATATCAATGAGACGATCGGCCGGCTGCCGGCCGTCGTTGTCTTCAGGAACGATCGGCCGCTCGACGCTTGGCTGCTCGCCCAGCACGTCTTCGGTGACACTCCGCAGCTGATCGAGGCCGGCTATCGGGAAATCGTCAGCCGCAACAAACCGCGCCATCCTTCAGCTCTTCCGGCCGGTGGCGTCGAGGTGCTGCGCTGATGACCAGGAAGTCTGGCATTTCCTTGCGCGTCGCTGGCGTTGTCTACGACCAGTGGACCTCGGCAGAGGTGACGCGTGACCTGAAGGACTTTTCCGGCTCGTTCAATTTCGTGCTGCGCGATGTGAAGCGCTCGCTTCAGACATTCGATTTCGCCACCGGTGGCGTCATCACCGACATCAAGCCCGGCCCGGAATGCGAGGTTTTGATCGCCGGCCAAGTCGTGTTGAAGGGGCATGTAGAAAGTGTCGATCGCGAAATCAGCGAGAGCTCTGCTTCCGTCTCCATCTCTGGCCGCGATAAGACAGGCGACCTCGTCGATAGCGCGGCTTTAACGGACGGCCCTTCCGAGTTTCGCAACGTCAAGCTTGAAGAGGCGGTCAAGCGTATCGCCGAACCTTTCGGCCTCGGCGTCCGTAGCGAGATCGATACCGGCGAGCCCTTCACCCGCTACAGCCTCGATCTTGCCGAGACAGCTTTTTCCGCAACCGAGAAAGGTGCGCGGGCGCGCCATGCCCTGATCCTCTCTGATGGTGTCGGCAACATCGTCATCACCCAAACCGGCAAGACCCGAGCACCTGGCAAGATCCAGCTCCCCGGCAATGTCATTGCATCCAGGGGCAGCTATAGCCACGCCGGCCGATACTCGAAGACCTTTGTTCGCGGTCAAGGCGAAAAGGCCGGCAAGAACCGCTCTGGATCTGCGGCCTTGGACAAGACAGCTGAGCCTTTGGCGCCCGGCGATCGGCAGGCGTCCAGCGGTGCGACAGAGATGGAACGCAAGGGCACGGCTGCGACCGGCATTGCAACGGATGACGAGATCACCCGTCATCGCCCGATCGTGCATCTGGCGCGCAGCAAGGCCGACGCGACCGCCGCCCAAGACGAGGCGGACTGGCGGATGCGCACGGCGCGCGGGGCGAGTGAAGAGGTGACAGTCACCGTCAAGGGCTTTGGCGTGAACGGCCAGCTCTGGCGTGTCAATGAAATTGCTGAAGTCTCCGACGCCTTTCAAGATATCGAGCGCGATATGCTGGTCGTCAGGGTGAGCAACCGTTCCGACGAGGCCGGCGACGTTAGCGAGTTGACGGTCATGAGCCCTGAAGCCTTCGACGCGGAACCGACCGGGAAGCGGCGGACGAACCGGACACGGCGCAAAACCACGTCCGGCAACCTCGACAACACGGCGCGGGGGCTATGATGGATAACGAAACTGCAGGCAAGATGCGCGGCATGATCCGCCGGGCCACGCTGAAGAACATCAAGGATAACGGCCAGACGCAGACCGCCTCGGTAGAAGTCGCCGATGGCGTCTGGCGTGACGACGTCGAGATCCTGCAGCCCTACGGCTTCGCATCGCATGTTCCCGAGGACGGCGCCCTGGCGGTTGTACTCGCCGTTGGTTCCGACGAAGGCGACCTGGTCGTGTTGCCAGTCGCCAATCCTTCGAAGCGGCTTGGAAAGCTCAGTGAAGGCGACGTCGGCCTCTATGGCCAGCACGGCGACAGGGTGACGATTTCGGACGGCGGCACGATCGAATTGCAGGCGGGAGAGTCCATTTCTGTCAAGGTCGGCGGCGTCACCTTTGTCGTCTCTGCCGATGGCGTCGACATCACCGGCGGCCATGTCAAACACAATGGCAAGGACATCGGCGACACGCATCGTCATAAGGATGTGGTGCCAGGCGGCGGAAATTCCGGCGTCCCGGTCTGACCCGCCCGCCGAGGCGGGCATGATGTAGCTTGCGCGCGCGCGATACTTTCGCGCCATGTTTCTCGATCTCGCCCTCAGATATGACCGTGATGCGCGCCGCTGCGACCTGGTGCTAGGCGACGACTATGATCTTGCGATCGACGAAACCCCCATTCCCGCAATCCTCATGTCGGTCGGGCTCGATCGGCGCGCAGCTCCGGACGATCCGTTGCCCGAGGGCCGATCGCAGTTTCTGGCGCCAGCTTCCTTCTCCGAGCGTCGGGGATGCGCCGGGGATGCGCTCGATCCCTACGGCAATTTGACCGGCTGCCGCCTTTGGCTTCTCGATCGCGCCAAGCGGACGGAGACGACGCGGCAGCTCTGCGAATTCTGGCTTTCGGAAAGCCTCGCCTGGGCAAAGAAGGAAACGGGAGAGCCTGCCGAAATCGAGGTTGAATGGCTTGGGCCAGACATCCTCGGCTATCGCGTCCAGGTGCAAGACGCCAGCGTCATGCTCAGCCGGCGCGTGGAGGCCTGACATGCCCTGGCCGATCCCGACTGCAAAAGCCATCGCCGCCAAGATCGCCGGCTCGCTCGAAGTCGCTCTCTTGCGCATTCGGCCAGGCGCCGATCCGGCCGACGTTTCGCGGGCTGTCCGCTCGGCCTACGGTGTCTTCTCTCAGATCGGTCGCGCCTTCTCGCTGGAGCTGCGCGAGGTCCACGACCATTTGGCGTGGTGGGGCCGGCAGTATTTTCCCGACACGGCCGAGGAAGAATTCATCTTCCGTCATGCCGGCATCTGGGGTGTCGAGCAGCGCGGCGCGACCAAAGCTGTCGGCAGCATCCTTATTGAAGGCGTGGCCGGGACACCGCTGCCTTCCCTCTTGCAGTTTTCCGCGTCGAACGCGGTCATCTACCAGACCACGGCCGCCACGGCGATCGGCGCCGGCGGAACGGTGACCGTCGCTGCCGCTGCGGTCGCGGCCGGGACGGCCGGCAACCTGGAAAGCGGTGTCCAGGTGACCGTCGTGACGCCATTCCCGGAGATCTCGAAGGCAACGAGCGCGGCTGCCTTCGTTGGTGGCGCCGACGAGGCGACGCCCGCCGAGATCCAGGCCTCCACGCTGGAGCGTATCCGCCAGCCGCCGCACGGTGGCGCTGCCTTCGACTATCCCACTTGGGTCGCCCAGGTCGCGTCCATCAAGGCTGTCGGGGTGATCGAAGATTGGATCGGCCGGGGCTCGGTCGGCATTGTCGTGTTGATGAAGAACGACGACGGGACCGCCCGCGTACCGTCCTCGGCGGAGATTGACGTCATCCAGGAGCATCTGGGCGGCGTTGGCAGCCAGACCGGCACTCGGCCGGTGACGGCGCGGGTGATCGTCGTGCCCGGCGTCCTTCGCACCTTGGCTATCACCGTCCGTTTGCGGCCCGACACGGTCATCACCCGCGCCGCCGTGACCGACGCCTGGCAGCGCTTCGTCGCGACGATCGGCGACGAGGAAGACACTCAGAATGCCAGCCCGATTGGCGCCGTGATCGAGCCGTCGCGGATCTCCGAGGCGATCTCGGCCGCCGCTGGGGAATATGCCCATGATCTCGACCTGCCGGCCGCGCGCTTCACTCTGGAGCGGACGGAATATCCGGTCGCCGGCCCTATCACGTTCGAGGATGCGTGATGGCTCGGCTGGCTTCAACGATCCTTCAAAGCCTGATTTCAAAGCTTCCGACCGGCTTTGCGTTCGGCTTTAGAGGCGGCGTCCTGGACGGCCTTCTTGAGGCTGCCGCCGCGCCGATCGCCGACATCGAGGCTGGCGCCGAAGCGATGATGGTCGAAACCGACCCCCGCAGCGCCAACAATTTCCTCGCCGATTTCGAGCGCGTATTAGGTCCCGATCCCTGCGGCCGGGATCTCGGCGGGCTTTCGGTCGCCGATCGGCAGAAGCTTGCGCATCAGCGCTGGACGGCGACGGGCGGGCAATCGATCCCCTATCTCGTCCAGCTCGCCGCCAAGCTCGGCGTCTCGATCACGATCGAGGAGTTCTGGCCGTCGCGTACCGGCGGCCTGCGAACCGGACAGCCGCTGCGGGCGGAGGGCTGCCAGTTCGTCTTCCGCGTCAACGTGCCCGGCCTTGTCACGGTCAAGAATTTCAAGGTGGGCAGCGGTCGCACAGGTCAAAGCCTCGGCAGCTTCCAGCTGTCGTCGATCGAGTGCGATGTCCGCCGCGTAAAGCCCGCTCACACCCAAGTCACTTTTGCCTATGGAGAGGCCTGATGGATCGCATTAACGGTGCGGGAACGATTGACATTGGCGGTGGCCGACGTGGCTTCCGTGACGAAAATCTTGGCGCGGGCGTAGAAGGAACGGAAGTCACCGCGCTCTGGGCCAACATGATCCAGGAAGAGATCATGAAGGTTTGCGCAGAGGCCGGTCTGTCGCCGAGTGAGGCCGACTGGACGCAGCTCTATCAGGCGATCGGCATCATGCTGGACGCCCTCTTCGCCGACGTCGAGGCCGCCTATCCCTTCGCCACGACGCCTGAGGCAATCGCCGGCGTATTGCTGAACAAGATCATCAGCCCGAAGACGCTGGCCGACGTCCTGGCTGTGAAACTTGCCGCCGGGCCGCTCGATGCCTCGGTTGCCACCTATCTGAACGTTTATCCGACCATTCTCACGGCGGATAACAAGGCGGTCGTTACGCCGTCCGCAGGCCAGGTCGTCGTTACCCCGTTCAAATGGATCTGGCGGCAGTTCAAGACACTCGACCTATCGGCTCTCGATCTTGCCGCCCGCACCTTCGCGACCGCTGCCAGCAAGACCTATCACCTTCGGCTCTCGTATAACGTCGTCACCGGCGTCCAGACCTTGTCGCTGAAGGATCTGTCCTCGGCCGGCTACAATCCTTCCACCCTGGCCGAGGGGAACGTGGCCTTCGACACCGGCTATGACGACATGATCATAGCGCGGGTGACGACGGATGCCGGGAACGTGCCTACCGTCAAGCTCCTGAAGAATGCCTCCCGCTTGACCGCCAGCGCGCAGCGCACAGCGTTCGTTCTCGGAGCAAACGCCGCTGCAGGCTGGGTCTACGACACGATTACTATGGATTGGGCGCGAACGCCGGCGATCTCTCTCGACCTCACGGACGCGAACGTCACTTCCGAGGCTGACAATCTTCAGGGGATCATCGTCAACAACCGGACGCGCTACAGCTTCCAATATCTCATCACCGGCACTTCGCCCTCCTACTACATCACATGCCCCTATCTGATCGGGATTTCCGCATGAGCTACGCTATCGTTGAAAACGACCTGGTCACGCGCATTCTGTCGGGAGACCTTGTTGCTCCAGAAACCGCGATCGCCTTTGATGGCGCTCTTTCTTTCCTGCCGGCCGATCGGCTCGGTTGGGATGGCGAAGCGATCGTCGATCTTGCATCGCTGGACGCGTTCTTCGTCGGCGAGGACGGACGCAAATATGCCGTCGCCGGCGCTGACCGCCAGGAGGTGGAATGCAGCTTCGACGCCGAGCTGGTGAACGACGCCGGCGTCTGGCGGCTGAAGAACGCGTCCGACGATCTGGCCGCGGTCAAGGCGGCGCGGATCGCGCTGCTGACGGCGGCTTGCGCCGAAGCGATCATATCAGGCTATGCCTCGGCGGCGCTCGGCAGCGAGCATCAATATCCGTCGAAGGTCACAGATCAGATCAACATGATGGGTTCGGTCACGGATTCCCTTCTGCCCGGTCAGCCCGTCGATTGGTCGACTCCCTTCTGGTGTGCCGACGAAGCCGGTGCCTGGGCGTTCCGCGCTCACACGGCCGAGCAGATCCAGGCGGCCGGCGCCGATGGCAAAGCGCACATCCTCACCTGCCAGACCAAGCTCGGGCAGCTCAGCGCCCAGGTGGTGGTGGCGGCCTCGGCCGAGGCAGTCGCGGCGATCGGCTGGGAGGAGTAAGGGATGGCCCAGATCGTCAATCGGCGTCCGCCGCTCGTCAGCTACTCCGACCGGCCGATTTCGCGCGGAGTGATGACGCCGAAGACGGCTTTCGGTATTCCCGAGGCCGTCGATAAGGACCGCTACCTGTTCTTCGCGACGCGCAACCGAATGCCATCCGGTGCGCTCATCACGGCCGCAGCCGGCGCGAACTACGTCTGCAGCAAGATCGTCGTCAACACGCCGCAATACGTCACGCGGACGTTCAAGTTCCATCTGTCGGGCTTCGCCTCGACAGAAGGCGGAAACTCGCCCCAGGAGACTGTCGTTACTGGCGCGATCGGCGCGCCTGGCAATTCGGTCGTCGTCGATCTGATGCTCATGCGGGTTGAGGGCGTGTTCTATCAGCTGAAATTTGGTGGCTTGAGCGCGGTCACCATTGCCGACCAAACGAACGGCGCCTGGACGGACGAGTTGACTGTTCCCGACGTCGACCCAGAAAGCGAGATCGAGCTGTGGACCTTCTATCATACCGCCGTGGGCGAGAAGGTCTGGCCGGTCTACCGCATCCAGAAACATAGAGGTGAACGCGTCTGGGGCGCGGCCGAACTTTCGGCGTTGCTGGCCTTCAAAGACAACCCGCTGGCAGCGAGCACGCCGGCGCTTGACACGGGCTATGCCACTCAGGCGCAGCCTTTGTATTACGGACCGGATTTCATGGTCGCCAAGGGCGATTGGGATGGAAGGCCGGTCGTTCTCGGCTTCGTCGACAGCATCGGAGAGAGCCGACAGGAATACAGCGCCGCTGCGGACGCGCGCGGCAATCTCGGCTGGGTGCGGCGCTGGCTCGACAAATCTGGCGGAATCGGCCGCATACCACATTGCCTGGTTGGCATGCCGGGCAACCATTCGGCGCTGGAGTATACGGGAAGCGGATCGACGATCGCTACCCGTCGCCGTGACATCATCCGCGAAATCGTCGCCTTCAACGGCGGCAAATGGCCGATGACAGTGGCCGCAAACCAGATGGGCCAGAATGACACGTCAGGCGTCTATAACACCTGGTTCAACACTAACTACCGCTCACTCCCGACGCGCATTCGTGCCGAATATCCAGGCATTAAGATTGTCGCCTTTCCGCCGCTCGGCCGAACCGACACACAGAAGACAGTAACGCTGACTTCGGTCGGCACGGTCGCGACCGCAACCATTGCCTCTACATCCGGGCTTCGGTCGGGCCAAACCCTCACCATCTCCGGCGCCACGCCTGCCGCCTATAATGGGAACTATGCAATTACCGTGACTGGGCCAACCACGTTCACCTACAATTTCGCAGGCGGCACATCACCGGCGACCGGAACTATCCGCGTCAACGACCTTGGTTTGGACGCCACGTTTCAAACCTATACCACCCAAAACTCGTGGCCGGCAGACGCAACGGACGCATCAGGCAAATGGCGCCTCCGTGACGACATTCTGGCTAAAACGTCGTCCTGCTGCGACGCGGCGATCGACACTTACGCGGCATGGGTCTCATCGGCAAAGGGCGGAGCATGGCCGGGCATGCTGGAGCTGCCGAGTACGACTGTGGCTGCGCAGGCTGGAACAGACGGCGTCGTGGCCTATAACCAGATCGTTGTCGCTGATGCGAGCATCTTCAGGCCGGAACAACAGATCATCATCTATTCGGGCCCTGAAGGCATTGCCCGGCTGAGCACCCAGACGATCGCCAGCATCGCCGGCAATGTCATAACCTACCAGGGATCTAGCGCGGTCATCCTGCCGGTGGGTTCCGTGGTACGGCCGTCGGCAGCGCTTCAGGAGAGCACGACGCCGATATCTCTCGTCCATCCATTCCCGATCATGATCGACCGGATCGTGAACGGCATCCCTCAATCGGAAAAGGCCAAGTTGGCGGCCTGAAAATAGACAGCGAGTGCCGGGCGTCATTTCGCCCGGAGACGGGCCTAGTTTGGCGACCGACCCGTCCGACAGCCATTCTCGATAACCGTCACACCCGTACCCTGCAGGGGCGGGACTCCTGTGACCGAGTCGAAAGATATTTGAAATGGTGAATCAGAATACCTGGCGGGATGTCCCCAACACACAGCCGCCAGCCGCCTGGATAGGTGGGAAGCGCACTCTTGCTCCTCGTTTGGTGAAGGCGATCGAAGCAGTTCCACACCAGCTCTATGCGGAACCTTTCGTGGGCATGGGCGGAGTTTTCTTCAGACGCACAAAGGTGCCAAGAAGCGAGGTCATCAACGATCGCAATGGAGATGTAATCAACCTCTTCCGCATTCTGCAGCGGCATTATCCGCAGTTCATGGACACACTCAAATTCCAGATCACAAGCCGGCGGGAATTCGAACGCCTGAAGGCTTGCGACCCCACCACGCTGACCGATCTCGAACGTGCGGCACGGTTCATCTACCTTCAGAAGCTGGCCTTCGGCGGCAAGGTCACTGGGCAAAGCTTCGGGGTAGATACGACAGGTGGCGCGCGCTTTAATCTGACGCGCCTGGCGCCGGTTTTGGAGGACGTGCACGAGCGTCTGGCGGGCGTCGTAATCGAGAACTTGGATTGGCTGGGATTCGTCGATCGCTACGATCGGCCGGGGACTTTGTTCTATCTCGACCCGCCTTACTTCGGGAACGAGGGCGACTATGGAAAATCCATTTTTGGCCGAGATCAGTTCGAAGCGATGGCGGCTCGCTTGCGGCAACTGAAGGGGCGCTTCATTCTCTCCATAAACGATGTGCCGGAGATCCGCAGCCTATTCAGCGGCTGCCTAATTCAGCCTGTCGAATTGGCCTATTCGATATCCGGCGGAAAGGGTACGAAAGCGAAGGAATTGATCATTGAGGGTTAGATGATGCGTTGCGTAGGACTTTGTGCGTTGGCCATCTTTGCTATAGGCGCCGCCGGCCAAGCCTCGGCTGAGATGAATTCAGCTAGACGGAGCCAGGCGAGCGGACTGGCGCAGATCATAGCCTTCTCCAAAACGTGTGGTTACGAGATCGACCAGGGAGCTCTGGAACGCTATTTCGTTGATACGGGTCTATCCGATCCCGAGGCTCTTTCTTACATCCATAATGCCGTTGTCTTGGTGTCCGAGCCCGGCGCTTCGGAGTGCACGATCACCAGGGCCACAGCAAAGTCGCTCGGTCTTCTAAAATGA